TGCCAGAAATACAACAGGGACAAAAATCATTAGTCTTGTCAACTGTAAAAATTTCTTCACATACACCCCCGTGCGTAATCTATTTTAGCACGAGGGAGGTTTCTACCATTTATCTATTGGGCATACTGCGTGAGCAAGACGAGTCTTCAGTGGCATAAAACATCCACATTGAGAGCATTGCTTGCTCATTAGGTAATGTTCGCAACCTTCACAGAGCGACATCCTGCGCTGTATCTCGTCAACGGGTGCATACTGCGTATCAGGGTTGACAAAGTCCAAAGGAGAGACTTTGCCTGATTCTTGTCTTTCAGCGTTTTTGCGCTTCCATTGTTGCCAGGGGGTTTCCATGTAATCATTCTACAGGAGGTACGAAGTTCTGTCCATCCCATGTTGAGCCTATTTCAACAACCGTTTCTATTGGCACAACTCTAGGGTCGCTGCTATATATAGCGATATCTTTGTCAAGTTCTTCAACTAGATAAGTTTTGCTTCCTTCTGTGTCAATGTCTTGTTCTTCTAGCAAAGAAATAATTCTTACTACTTCATTGTCTACGGTTAACGCAAAATATTTCATTTTACCTTTCTTTCTTAATTGTCATTAGTAACATCCTACGAATGTGACTGATTGTACTCCCGATACGCTGCATTGGTACAAGAGGTGATATGCGGTTAACTCTGAACAAAAGCCTCCTGCACCATAAGAATAATTGTAATTGTCATACACCCAAGCACGATACGCACCTAAATAAGGTACGAATTCGGTTACCCAATCTATCCCTACAAACGAGAACGGTGTGTTGTATCCGTAACTTTCGGTTACATTGTTTTTTGTTCCTCCCGAACAAGCCGAGCATGACCCACCTGTACATGCCGAACATGAAGCAGTACAGGTGTCGGTAGTTCCGTTGTTGTAAATGTAGCCAGTTGCTTGTGCGCCTCTGGCCCACCTGTAGCAAGTTTTAGAACTTGTATCTCCGCTGTATGTAGCAGTACCGCAATCACAGGAGCAAACCGTATTGTTGGCACAAGAACAAGCAACCGAGCCCGACTGGGAAGCCCAACCACCATAACCGACCGCCGATATTTCGCTGTACGGACCAGTACCAAGACTGTTTACCGCCGCTACTCTTACTTTAGTTGTGGTACTTGTATAGCCAGGGTCAAAAGTTTTAGAAACGGCAGTAGAGCCTGTTGACGCAGCACTGGCGAAAGTAGAACCATCATTAGTTGTCGTCTGATAGACGTATCCAGTAATTGCGCTACCACCATTTGCGGTAGGAGCGGTCCATGCCAATGAGTCCGTAGTATTGGTAGTACTGAGGGTCATCGTTCCTATTGTTGGTGCACCAGGAACAATGTTTGTAACTACGACTCCGGATGGTGTTGATGCGGCTCCAAAACCATTAGGTGCGTTTCTTGCTGTAACCCTAAACTTATACGACGCTCCGTTAGTCAATCCAGTTACTGATATTGATGTAGCGGTAGATGAGGTGTTTGCATTGAAGACTGTGTAATTTGTATACGAGTCTGTAGAGATAGCATATTCAATTTTGTAACCATCTACGTCTGCTCCGTTACCAAATGGAGCAGTCCATGTAACAGTTGATGTTGTTACTCCGTTTGGTGTACCCGAAACATTTGTTGGCGCATCTGGAACAGTAGAGGGTGTCACTTCGGCTGCAGCAATTCCCGCAGCACCTGCGCCCAATGAGTTAACCGCTTTTATTCTTACACCGTAAGAAGTACCGTTTGTTAGCCCTGTTATTACCAAAGGAGAAGCAGTGGTTCCAGTTGAACGAGTTATAAATGTTTCGTAGTTACTTGTAGACAAAGCGTACTGATAAGTAGTGATTGGAAGGCCACCATCAAATCCAGGAGCAGTAAATGCTACAGATATTTGTCCGTTGCCTTTTGTGGACACAAGGGAAGTCGGTGCGTCAGGAGTTGTTCCCCCACCAAAGTAACCCCTAGAGGCTTGACCTCTTCCACCAAGAAATGGCATTATGCAAATTTCGACTGGCTAGCAAATGTGGTGTAGGCCGTAGCGCCTGTTTTGAAAATGCTTAAGGTGTATACGTCTACGGTACTGGGTCCGGTTCCGTTAGGAAAACTAGTTCCACCAAACCATTTAACGAGAGCAGTGTTGGGAGCCGCCTGAGATGCTTGAAGAACTGTGTCAATTTTAATTGCTGTAATTTTTCCGGTAGCACCACCCGATGTAACCATTACTACAACAGTCGCCACTTGACCAATAGAGAAACCTGTTGTGGTTATATCAAGCACAATTCCTCGGGTTGTAGATGTTGTGTAGTAATAAACAGCGCCAGCAGAAATGTCTAAAGAAAGAGTTCCTCCGTCGGTTGCAACTGGCTGATTATTTTCGACTGTTGCTATTTCAAAAATTTCATTTATTACCGTTGCGCCACTGAGTGTTGTGGTTCCAGCAAGAGTCAATCCGCTTCCTAGTTTGGTTGAAGTTACAGCGCCTGTTCTAATTTTTGCCTCAGTCACAGCCTCGGAACCAACGGTTCCATCTAGTTTTGCTGTCGTAACAGCGCCGTTTGTGACTGTTGCAACCTGAGGACTCCAGGTTGTTCCATTATGAATATAAATGGTTGACTCGTCTGTTATGTAGGCAAACATGCCCGCAGTTGGAGAGGCGATAGCCAGGTCTCTTGCAGTCGTTGTGGCAAAACTCAAAACTGCTTGCTTCATAAAGTAAGTATTTACTTCATCATGGTCAAGGACTTCTCCAGTGACGAATACTTTAAATGGCATGCAAGACCCTCTTGTTGGTAGAACTCAACTCAATTTTACGTTAATTCAACACTACGGAGCGCAAGTAGTTGCTATTTAAAGTTCGTAAAAACCTTTGCCCCACAAGCCTTGAAGGCGAGTGAAGTACTTTTCGTACATTAAACCGACTGTGTCTAATCCGTAGCGGTCTTTTGAGTATTTACTAATAGCAGCCCTGTCAAGAGATTTTACATTATCCGTAGCCTCAGCGAACTCTTTCATGGTGTGACAACGAAATCCAGTCACTCCATCAATGACTGTTTCCGTGAATGCGCCCCAGTCGGTAGAGATGATTGGAGACCCACAAGCCATTGCTTCAATTGCTACTGTCCCAAAAGGTTCAACGTAAATAGTTGGCGTAAATGTGGCAATCGCACCGCCCATTAGTTTGGCTCGTTCTTCTGTTCCCACGACTCCGACATACTCCCCATAGTTGGGCGCAGAACCCTGTCCAGCGACCACCAGACGCTTTCCTAGAGCCTCACAAGTGTCAACTGCAATCTGATAGCCCTTACGCTCAATAAGGCGTCCTATGAACAAATAATAGTCATCTGGCGTTTCCTGTAAAGGGAAGTCCTGAATATCAATATAACTTGGAATTACGGTGTCGTAGAACTTGCCGTCAAGGGCGTGGGGGTCGGTCACCTTGGACCCGTAGCAAGAGTGCATCCACGCATAGGACTCAAAAACCTTGAAGGGCGCAAATGACCCGCCATAGCCGATTCCAAACTCCACGCTCAATTCATCAGGGAAAGCATCAGCGATTGGCTTGGAGGCATAACCCGCAATAAGGCAAATAAAATCTTTGTGTTCCAAACGCTCTTTGATGCCGTTGATGACATTGCCGTTGAACTCAACCCAATGTGGGAGGTTCCAGTCAAACGATGCAGCCGAGTAATGATTTGGACCTACGGCCGCCAAACGCTGTTCTTCAGTAATGCAGGTGATGTGCTCGTCGCAGGGCGCTTCGTTGAACTCGCCACCGTAAAGAAATACGGTATGGCCGAGGTCTTTCATCATGATGCAGAACTTGCGGACTTTCTCCGTATAGGCACACGCCGTGAAGTCTTTAGTGGTGTTCGTGTGGGGGAGGCTGACTACATGAAATCTCATGCCGAAATACTAGCAGTACTACGATTTAATGATGTAGTTAAGAACCATTGTTGGTTGCATGACGCTGTGGGATTCAGCAGCAGATGCAGCCGTGTTGTTTGCGTTAGACATCGTTACAGAACCAGAAATAGAACCAGCAGGGGTGATAGATGTTGCTATGTTAGTCGCAGTTGCAGAAGCCATTTCTCCAGTGTCTGAACCTGTTGTTTGAGCAGCATTTAGGACAGAACGGGTTGAACCAATAGAACCATTGTCTGCATAGTTCATGACATGGCTATGAGCATTCTGTGTATGGTTATGGCTTGCGGCTGTACCACTAAATGAACCACTAAATGAAGCAGTATTAGGGTGAGAGTGAGCAGGAACGCCAGATTGTGCGCCAGTCAAAGTTACATATTGCGAGCCGACAACAACTCCAGAACTGTTAGCAATATCAAGACGGCCTGCATCAGAGCCGCCCATATTGTCCACACCAGCGACCGTACGACCACGAAGGTCGGGCAGGTTGAATGTTGTTGTTCCGTCACCTACACCGTAAGTGGTGGAAACAACTGCAAACAACGCAGCGTATGTAGTTCTTGATACTGCCTGTCCGTAACAAAGTAACCAATCGGTTGGCGCTGAAGAGCCTGCAAAAGCAATAACAGAACCTGTTGGTGATGTAGTCGTTGGGCCCGTTACGCCTGTCGGTCCAGTCACGCCCGTGACTCCAGTTGGCCCAGTAACACCAGTTGGTCCTGTTGGTCCTTGAACGCCGCCTACTCCGACATTGAGCGCCCACTTACCGTCTGTGAAGGTCCAGGTTTTGCCGTCTACGGTGTGGTTGGCTCCTGGCGAGGGTGAGTTAGGGAAATCAATAGCCATGATTTTCTATTTTACACCATGTTGGTTAGCGACCTAGAACCACCAGAAGTGTTTAATAATAGAAAGACTGGCCAAAACAACCCACGCCACGTTGAAAAGAATGATTGTGGGGAGGGTCTTTTTCGTGGATGTCCAAATCAAGGCGACGCTGGAGATAATAGCGAAGATGTAGAGCCACCAGAACTGCTTGCCGAGAAGTAGGCCGGGAAAAATAATGGCAATCTTGGTAAAGAAACCCCAGGCTTCCACGACATTGACCCGTGTCCAGTACTCCTTGGAAGACATGGTCTTTACTGCGGAAATGATTTTCTTAAAAAACATTCTTAAATGATGTCCAGAATTTCTGAAAAGGTTTTTTCTTGATACTTGTGAGCCAGCGACAACACCCACTGCTTCATTTCCTCGGTTGGTTCTGGGAAGTCCTCGGGAATCGCTTTGTAGTTGTCATTTCCTTTTAAGAATTTAGCCAAATGCATGTCTGGCCATCCATCAATCTCGCTTAGTATTTCTTCTGACGGAGCAAACTCGGTTATGGCAATACTGGAATATATACCCATTGGATGATTGGGGTCTATTCCTTCACTGTTTATGATTGACCATTCTCTAATGTTTTTTAAGAGATGAAAAAACGAGCGGCCGTACCACATGACCGCAGGGGTTGACTCTCTTTGAATATCAATATGTGTCACTGTTTTTTTCAACGGTCTAAACTCAACATAGATGATAATAAATTGAGGAGACGCGTCAATCACTCTCTCGTATCTAGTAACTTGTCGTGATTCAACTTTGGTACCAGAAAATGACGAAGAAACATCTATGACTAAAGCCTCGTTAATATATTCAGTACCATCAGCAACGTTTATTCCAGAGTATGTAAGGTTGTCGCATCGTGGATTGTCAACGTTCTGCACGTTTAAAAACTTTGCTTTTTGAAGAATAAAGACTCCTGGCGTCATCGAGGTGCAGTTTCTTAAAAGCGTCTCATTATCAAACATTTTCTAATTCCTCAATTTTTTTTACTATGGCTACCATTTGTTTGCATAATTTTTCTAATTGAACTTCAGGCGATAGTAACAAAGAATGGAGACCTGCCCTAAAAGAAGAATAGTCAATAACGTCAGGGTCCAAATTACAGCGAAGACAGAGTTTGTATATTTCAACTGTTGTTTCTTTTTTTATTTCATAGAGGAAAGAAATCTTTTCTTCTACGCTATTGAACTCAGACATGCTTTCCTTATCTCCGCTTATTAATTAACCTAGAAATTATACCTTGTTTGTTATTTTGGTCTTCTAATTGCTTATCTACACGGATTCTCTCCCGACGGTAAGGTGCCGCCGTTCCGTCATAAGGGGCGATATGACCCATCCCAAACCCGGTAGTTGAGACATATTTAAAATAAGACTCGTCATTGAAGTCTATTTTTTCAAAATCTGAGTTGCGCTTGAATGGGACCAACTGAACTAGCGGAGTTCCGTGTTTTATTCCAAAAGCACGGTCTGTGGTTATGTTTAAAACAACATTTGCCAAGTGATAGAAATCTGTATGAACCACAGCAGGAACTACCGTATAGTTTTCGTTAGGCTCCCAGTAGACCGGAAGAATCATTGTTGACCAGCCTGGTGCTGTCTCAAATCTCCACGGATTTACTATTTTGGGGTACTGTCCTGTTTCTAGTTTTCTTACGCTCGTCATGGGGCACTCGCCTGTGGACTCGTAAGCAAAACCAGAAATACTGGCTATTCCTGCTTCAGGACTAAATTCGTCGGCACCGGTCTCCCAACCCCCTCCACCGTCAGGTCTAAATCTAAAATTGGTCCACGCTGGCAAGGTGACTCCAGCAGATAAAAAATCTATTGTTCCGGCGCACTTACGCAAAGAACCTTGATGTTTCCCAATTTGCTTAAACCACTGAGGTGGTTGAGAAATGGAATTTACAGTTGGCGGAGATTCCATTAAGCGATTATCAACAGGAGTGAACCTAATCACCCCAGGCTTTACCTTTGGTAGTTTTTTCATTTTATAACCATTCGCTGTCTACGTATCTTATTTCCCTCAAAGCCTCTGCGTGGTCAACGAGTTCATGTGCGTGTCTACCGTGACGTATCTCATCAAGTTTGTTATTTACTTGCTGTCGTAAATTGGTCGTATTCAAAGCCCTGACACATCCGGTTACGCCTA